TCAGTATTACTACCTACATATATTAAAGCTCCGTCATTTGCATCTACAACTTTTAAATCTGCATCATCTTGTGCATATATTTCATATGTATCATTAGCAGCCATAATAGTTCCGCCAACGCTTAATTGTGCATCATTAGTTACCTCAGTAACAAAATTCATTGTAAAATCAGTTGTATTTACTACAACATATCCAACTTTGACATCTAATCTATTAATAAATCCATTTTGTCTTAATATATAATCTGTAGCAGCTCCAGCACCAATAGTATTGTCTAAAGTTAATTGAGACGAACTATCAATAGTAACTACGTGACCTGTAGTATTTCCTGCAGTTTCTTCTACTTGATTACCTACTTGAATAGCACGAACTGATTGTGCAAGTCCAGTTGCTGATTGAGCAATAGATATATTACTATTTTTTGTAAAATCTAATCCTCTTGCAGGATTTCCAGTAACTGGAATAGAATCAACTAAAAGATTTCCTCCTCCTGCTGATGTTGTTACGCTTGTAAATATATTAGCACAAGCAGAAACATCTATTATTACACCTGTTGCTGCTGCTGAATCTGTACCAGAAAAAACTAATTGACTTGGATTAGGAATATTATAATCATCAGACATAACTACATCTATGACATTGGCTGTATTTACTTGAATTTTTGAATACATATTATTTATTTATTATATGGAAACATTCTGTTAAGTGTGTCTCTTCTTTCTGTACACCCACATCCTTTTCCTGTTACTTTACTTACTTTATCTACAACAGATTTTATTCCTGTTGCTCTAGTCATCTTTGCAATAGAATCTCCAAGTCCTCGTGAAGGTATGTTTCTTCTATCTAGTTTCATTACTTCTTATCTGAACATTTACATAATTTGTAAGGACAATTAGATACACTAAACATTAATTTAGAAAGCAACCAATTCCAGCCGCATTGAATCTTGCATAACCACATTTGTAATAATTCTCCCATTTATTTTCTAATCATTTTACTTAAATGTCCGTGAACATTTTTATTGTAATCCATTCCGTGGTTTCCACTATATGCGTGACCAGTCTTTTTCTTTGCCATACCTTTAGACTCATCTCTTCTAGATTTCATTGATTGAGATTTTTTTCCGTTCCTAGCTCCTAATGACTCATCTAAACGTGAATTATATCCTTGTTTTTTCATAACTATTATTATTTTTTATTAATTTTTCTCATATTCTTAGCAAAATTATATTTCTTTGACCCTTTAGGACAAGAAGGACTTCCAAATTTTTTACCTGTACAGTCACCTATGGTGCCTCTACGTTTTGCGTTAGCAAAAACTTTCTGTATAAATTTTTTGTCTTTAGCCATAACTTGCTATTTATTATCTGACAAAGATAGTAATATTTTCTTTGTCTATTTTTAACACTTCCAGCGTCTTCGTGCTTGTCTAATTCTTGAGTTAGGGTCGTTTCTAGTTTCAGCACTACTGTTTTTTAATTGACCTAAACTTCTTGCACAATAAGACTTTCTTCTTTTAGCTGATTTACTTCCAGCTTTTACTTTTCCAGTAACAGCAGTCTTTAATTTACTACCAGGATTTGCTTTACGATATGCCGCAACACCTTTCTTAGTCATACCTGCTCCTTTTTTAGTAGGACGGTAGTTTGCGTTTTTTCCTTTTGTAGTTTTTCTTATAGCCATTACTTTTTCTTATGGGTATAACCTTTTTTCTTTAAAGCTAAATGCTGTTTCATTGTAGAAGCCTTTTTAACTACTCCTGTTTTACTGTACATATTATGTACTTTAAATTTTTTTGCCATTATCTTACTCCTTTTACGTTATTAACAAATTGTTTTCCTTTAGCTCCTTCTCTTTTCTTTTTCTTAGCAGTAGAAGCTAATTTACTTTTAGATAAACGTCTAGCTTTAGCTAACGGTAAACATCTATCAGGGTTTTTTTTATTTTTACTAGTACCACAAGCACCTTTGATTTTACCATCGGTTCCTATACGTACCCATTTTTGGTCTCGCCATTTTTTTAACTCGCCCATTACTTCTTTTTACCTTTCTTTTGTTTTTTCATTTTCAAAGCTTTAAAATCAGCTCCTGTAATTTTATCAAAAGGCATAGCCATTCTTGCAATTTTTCTTTGTGCTTTACTTAATTTACTCATATCTATTTCTTTTTTGCTCCTTTAGCGTAGTTAGGGTCTTTACAATATTTACTGGCTGCCATATTTGCATATGCAGAAGGGTACTTATCAAAAGTTCTTTTCGCCCAGGAAATCCCAGCCGAACAAATTTTATTACCTTTCTTTTTTGCTCTTCCTTTAGCCATTAGTAACCTTTTGTTTTTTTAACTTTTACTCCTTTTTTCTTTGCTGCTTTTTTAGCTGCTGCTTTCCCCTTTGGAGTATAAGCATATGTTTTTTTTCCTACTTTAGGCATTTCTTTGATTTTTAGTTATTGGTTTCTTTTTATATTTATTTGCAAACGAAGCTAATCCTTTTAACTTACCTAGTCCGTGTATAGTAGGAGACTTAGGCTTTACTTGTTGTTTAGTTTTTTTCTTTTTCTTAGCCAACTGAGCTTTGTAAGATTCTAAATAGTTTAAAGGAACGTTAGTAGACATAAATTTATTATTTTTACAAAGATACAAATAAAATAAAATGAAATTTAACTATTTAAAATACTGGAGAGTTATTAGGTATTACACTAAGGCTAAGTATGGTATAAGCACAGGAGAGCTAGATATGCTGCTTTTTTTATATTCAGAAGATTACTTTAGTAAAAGCAAATTCAAAGAGTTTGACGAGCTATTAAGTTGGAACGTAAATAGATTTGACAAGCTATTAAAAGAAGGGTGGATAGAATTGTTTAGAAAACGAGTAGGAAATAAAAAAGGATTGTACCAATTGTCTTATAAATCTAAAAGAATGCTTGACTCTATATATAAAAAATTAAATGGCGATGAGATTCCTACTTCAGAATATAATCCTATCTTTCATAGAAACGTATCTTATACAGATAAAGTATATAGAAACTTTATTAAAGAAATGAATAAGACTATAAAACTACAACAACGTCTCTCTCAGAAATAATAGTGCAAGGCTTATTGTCAATCAACAGAGTATAACCTGTTCGTGAATCAAAATATATAACATCTCCTTTAGAAATGTTATGCACTTCTGTTCCTGGTGCAATTACTTTAGCTTTCTTATATCTTAAAGCATCAGCATCTTTATCAGAAAGTATTAACCCAGAGTCAGTTACAATCTCTTCTTCTATAATATCTATAGCAATATATTTATTTATCGGCTTCATTTGATTCGTATGTTCTCGCCATTGTTATAATAGCATTAGTACTTAGTATAGTTGTAGCTACAGATACAGCATTTTGTAATGCGTGTTTAGTTACCTTCATAGGGTCAATTACCCCCATCTCTAATAAATCTCCATATACTTCATTCTTAACATCGTATCCGTGTATAGGATTGGCTATATCGTTGTATATTTCTTTATAGTCTAGTCCTGCATTCAACAGAATTTGATGTATAGGTGCTTTTAATGCTTTTCCTAAAATTGCGTAAGCAATTTTTTTCGAGAGATTAGTTTCTTTATCCTCTAAAGCATCATAATTTTTAGCTACATTGTACAATGCAGTACCTCCGCCAGGCAAAATACCTTCTAAAAGTGCTGAACGTACCGCACAAACAGCGTCATCTACCCTGTCATACAGCTCTTTTTGCTCAATATCAGTCTGTCCACCTACATATATAACACCAATACCACCAGTTAATGAAGCAATTCTAGATAAAATAAAGTCTTTATCTCCTTTTTTAACTGCAAGTTTATGTTGTTCCCACAATTGTGCTACCCTTTCTTCTATAACATTACCATTCTCAGCGTCATCTTTTATGATTACAGTAGAATCACGACTAACTATTACCTTAGATGCGTGTCCTAAATCATTAAAAGTAATAAGACTTAAGTCGTCACCAGTTTTTTCAGAGAAATATGTAGCTCCAACAGAGATTGCAATGTCTTGCATTAACTCGTGTTGCTTATATCCAAACTGTGGAGGATTGATATTACATATCTTTAAACCATTCTTCACAACATTAGCTGCTAAAGTATTTACTACGTTCTCACTACAAGGACATATAAGTAATAATTTTTTTCTGTCTTGAATAATTGGTTTTAATATATTCTCAATGTTTAATATATTATCAACCGAAGCATCAGAAACTAATATGTACGTATCATCTAATATACACTCGTCTTTCTTTTGGTCATTGATAAATAAACTTGAGTTGTATCCCCTCTCTACTTTTATACCATTAGTAATCTCATTGTAAGTAGAGCTAGTCTGTGAACGCTCCACAGTTACTATACCAGTCTTACCAACCTTGTCATATGTCTTTGCAATTGTAGTACCAATAGTCTTGTCTCCATTAGCAGATATTATAGCAACATCTTTTAATCTTCTTTTAGTAATTGGTTTTGATAAAGACTTTAGTTTAGTTATGATTGATGGCACCTCTTTATTAATATGTTTTAATATCTCAGTACGATTATGATTATCTTTCATCATATCACTTCCAGCCTTTACAATCGCTTCAGTTAATACAATAGCCGTAGTTGTTCCATCTCCAGCAGAGGTAGCAGTTTTATCAGCAGCCTCTTTCATCATACGTACAGCTAAGTTCTCAACTGGATGTAATAAGTCTACAGCCTTGGCTACAGTTACCCCATCTTTAGTTACAGTTATTCCTTGTGTGTGATTAGGAGATTCAATTAATACAGTATGTCCTCTTGGACCCAACGTACTTTTTACTGCATTAGCTATTTTACTTATCCCATTTATTAATGAGGTTCTGCCTGATTCTCCAAACTTCAGGTCTTTAGGAGAGTAACCTCCGCCTTGTGGATTCATATTTAATTAGATTTAATTTAAAACAAATATACAATTTAAATTAACATTTTTATGTCATCACATTGGTTTCTCTATTATATATATATATTTATAGTATTATTATTAAAATTAATTTCACTACAGTCTGGTCTTAAAATCGACATAATCGACATAAGTATTATTAATCAATTACTTAGCTTTAAATAAACGACATATAATCAACATAACCTTGACATATATTTTTAATTAATGACATAAAAAAAAGGAGAACCATTAGCTCTCCTTAATTTACAAACAAACAAACAAACATCCTTTACATATTTCTATATAACTTGTCATATTTTTTTCTAGACTCAGCTCTTTCGATTCCGTCTGCAATCATTTTAATCTTTCTGTCTTCATCTATAATCCTTTTCATATTAGCTGCTCTTTCAATTCCCATCATTCCGTCTGGACGATTGTTAATTAATCTACCCTTGTATACATCAAGTCCTGCCATATCATCGAGTACTCTGTTGAGGTTAACCTTGTGTGCCATATTCTTTTTTTTTGTAAAGATACAAAATTTATTTCACAATTAGAGGAAGTGGGCTCCCCCCCACGCACACGCAACATCGCACAAAATAAAACACTTTTTTTTTTCGAGGGTGGGGTTGACTTTTTTGTAATTATATCTAAATTTTTTTAGCTTTTTTCTAGCTGCATTACTACCTATATAATAAAAAACATCTCTAAAAATCTACGTAAATAAACTACGATAGTTTACTAGTATTAACTACTAGCATAGGGATATAGTATTTACATATATAACTTGTATACAATTTATAGACTCTTATAGCTAGATAAGAGGTTACCTTATAGCCTAACTTATAGTACATAAACAATACTATGTGTACACAATAATCTATCTACCTAGCAAATCAGTCGTATACGACTAATAAAGAAAGATTAATAAATGTCTATTTATATGCTGTTTTATTGACTAGTTATACTTATATTTATACTATGATTAGAAAAGCAATATACATTATAACTACATTTTTTGTACTATATCTAGTAAAATGTACTATTTCTAGCATAATTATAGGAGAATATTCTCCGCTAAATATCATAAAAAAACAATAAAATGATAAATTTAATGACAAATGAAAGGGAAATGCTACAAAGTAGTAGTATTTCTAATCTGTTCGGCACAATTTCAACAATAACAAATGATTTAAATATTGCGAACAGAAGTAAACTACAAAACAAAATTTTACTAGGAAAGAAAGCAATTGAGTTTAAGACTTGGTTGAAATCTGAAGAAGCAAATCAAGTATTTGAAAATGCTGATTTATGCAAATGGTCACTAGAAGAAATGTCTCTAAAGGTATTTTCAGTTAAGCAAAGCCAATTAAACAGAATGATTAAAGCTAGTAAGAATCAAGACAAATTAGACCAATTTTTAACTAAATGCAATCAAGAAGAAGCGGAAGGAAACAAGGTTATCCGTTCAGTAGATAATTTCAATAAATTTTGCAAAGGTTTACTAGAGACAAACGAAGAAGAAGTAAATGCAACAATACCAACAATATTTACTTTATCATTTAAACGTAAATCTTTAGATGAAACTGCTGAAAGAAATATTGCATTGAGAATCAACGAATCTCTAGAAGTAATTACTAAAAATGATAGCGAAGAAATCAAGTTAGCAATTGCATTTTTAAATCAACGATTGGAATCAAATGCAGCCGCTGAATCTATGGAGGGCAGAGTCTTAGCCTTAAGGAATGAAGCATTATTAGAAACATCAAACTTATCTTAATAACTAACAAATAAAACAAACAATAAAATGACAAATTCAATAAATGGTATTAACTACCAAAACATCTTACCTAATCTAGCCGTAAATGGTCGAGATAGGCTAATAGAAAGAAATAGAATTGCACCATATCATCAAGGTTGCAGTCCAATATTTTTAAATACTACTAGTACAAAAGTAGATTTACAAGGGATGACAAAAAAGCAAATAGAAGCAAACACAAAAATTGTAGATGGTAACATTAAAACCAAATTTACAATAGGGATGGAGGTTGAGAAAATGACTTTACCAACAAGCGTAGTTACTAGGAGACAATTGAAGAAAAACCCTACATTATTTGCAGCTATTGAGGATGATTCTACGGTAGTTTATGAAGCAATAACGAATATTTTACCCCTAGTACCATCTAGTAAATGGAGAAATAAAGTGTTCAATATGATGACCGAAGCAAAAGAGTTTATCAATGAGGAATTTGCTAGTAGTAATACACTAGAAAATGGTGCCTATAAATGCGGTGGACATATTACAATAGCAAATGAAAAGTTTGATGATAGCAAAGAATACTTTGAAAGTTTAAGACCATATGTTGCAGTATTTTATGCAATGAATAAGAAAAGATTAGCCAATAGATGGTGTTATTCTAATCTTAATGTAGAAAGTAATGAGCAAAGAAGTAATCATATTATCCCATCAAATGGTAAATATTCTCCTATCAATTTGAAGTCACATGGTTGTGTAGAATTTAGATTGTTTTCTAGATTTACTAGTGTAATACAAATGAAAAATAGATACAAGTTGATGCAAATTTTATGCGAATGTGCAGACAATAGAACATCGGTAGCGAAGTTTAATAAACTAATCTTACCTATCTTAACAAAAATGTATGAAAGTGAAGATAAGGCAAAAGAAACGATAGCTCTAGCGAAATCATTTAACAAACTATTAATGACAGATAAAATTGATGAAAAGATTTTACCATTTCTTTATAGTAGAAACAATAACTATTCTTACAATAATGAGAATGGTTTTGAAACAATAGCTAAAAGATTTTACACTCCTAAAGCCTTAAGAATGTGGAGAAGCGGAGAAATCAAATTTAGTAAAATGGTTGGTTGATTAATTTTAATGGTCGTTAACGACCAAATCTTAGGTCTGGTTATCCAGATACCAGACAGAATAAAAGGAGGGGTAATTTACCCCTCTTTTTTTATATATACATTTCCCCCAATGGGCATTTTTGTCCCCAAATGGGGAATCAAACATCAAACTTTTGGACACGACATCGTATCTTTTTGGACACGATAGAGTATCAGGAACCTGATGAATCAGGTGGTCAAAAAAGTTGACTACGCAGGACAGGAAAAGAACAGGAACAGGTGGTAAACTATGCAGGTACATTGCACAATAAAAGGTTAAAAAAGGGGGATGCTGAGGTATTGGAAGCATTGAGAAAGTCTGTTAGAACGCAGCTATGGAGGTCAAAATTCAAGGAGAAGGAGGTAAATCTGCAGATTTAAGCTATTTTGGTCGTAGACGACCAATTCAAAAAACTAACTCGTCTTCACCCAAGCTGGGTAAAATTTACCCAAGATGGGTAAGCCTACAATAAAATAAAGGTCAGATTATTTGGCTATGTCTAATTAATGTCTTATCTTTGTACAATAATCAGAGGTCAGAGATAGCAAAGCCAAGCGGCAGAGTAGTATCACTCCTCACAAACAACAAACTTATGTGTATAATAATAGTAAAACAGAAAGGTAATAAGGTACCTATGCAAACCTTAAAAAATTCAGCACGAATCAATCAGCACGGACTAGGCATTATTTGGCTAGATACATATAGTGTAGAGTATCACAAATCTAATGACTACAAGTTACTTGATACATCGAGACCATATATAGCACATTTTAGATATGCAACAAAAGGTGCAATCAATCTTGAGAANACCCACCCATTTAATTGTGGTAAATTTTCAGATGAATTCTTNTTTCATAATGGAACTATACAAGGCTATGGAGACAACAAGACTTGCGATAGCAAAGCACTAGCACGAGAACTAGGCGGTGTACCAAGAACAGAATGGAAAGACAAGCTAGGTAAGTATGACTCAAGATTTGTTTCTGTTAATACAAGAAACAGAACGTTTCAAATCTACAACAGAAACCTTTGGTTTAACCAAGACAACATTTGGTATTCTAAAACAAATGTAATCCAAGACACCATTGTAGGTGTGTATGGAACTTTAAGAAAAGGACTAAGTAATAGCGGTCATTTAAAAAATGCGAAGTTTATATCTAAAGCATACACTCAAAACCCTTATCCTTTAGAGGTTAGCGGTTTACCTTATTTGCACGATGTTGTTGGTGTAGGTAAGAAAGTAGTACTAGAAGTTTATGCGGTTAACAAGGACACTCTAGCAACTCTTGACCGACTAGAAGGACACCCTCGACACTATGCTAGAAAGCAGATAACTCTTAACTTAGAGAAAGGCGGTACTAAACTATGTTGGGTATACTTTATACAGACAAGACCCTTTAACCCTAACACTAGATGTATAAGCGACTATACTTTAGAGAAGCCAAAGAGACCAAGAATAGATTATAACAACTATACATACAACCCTTATAAAATGGTGCCTAGGTATAATAAACAATACAATAATTTATTTGCAACTCCCAATCCTTTCCCTCAGATAGAAGTAGATACTGAATTTACTGATGAAGATGTTAAGAAATATCAATCAGATGCTTGGGCTGATGCTCAGAGAGATGCTGAAGCAGAAACAAAGTATTGTTGCACTTGTATAACTCCTTTGGTAGAGGACACAACAGAGGTTAGCAACTCTAGATTTTATTGTGAAGAATGCAATGCAAGTTTTACAGAAGATGAGGTCTTGAGATAACCTTATCAATGGAGGGAAGTTTTTGTCATCTTCCCTCCTATCTGTATCGAGATGTGTATCTCGACTGAAGATTCGAAAACGATGAAACAGATTTAAAAACTTTAAAACAAACAAAATGGATAACGTAAATTTTATGAAAATGTTTTTAACTATGCAAGATATGTCTATGGACAATAGCACTAGTATTAAAGACAAGGTGAAAGCCAAAGAGAGAATAGTTTTTGCAACTCACGGAATTATAAAGCCAAGTGATTGGGCAGAACTAACTGATGAAGTAAAATTAAATAGATTAAATAAATTACAAACAATAAAATAATTATGATTGAAAAAATTAAAAAATTAGAAATAGATAATGCCTTACTTGAATTAAAAGCATTAAGGTGTGAGGAAGAAATAAGCAATCTAAAGCATAAGATGTCTGTATCACAGAATGCTCTTCTGACCAACTACTTTATGAATAACATAGGAATACCCAAATGCTATGTCATAGATGAAGCAGACAAAGAGGTATATGATTTTGAACTGATGAGAGAAATATTTGAAAACGAATTAACTAAATTAAAAACTAAATAATATTATGGGACCGCAAAGTAAATATAACGTAGAAAAAATGCTTGAGAAGGCACACACAAAAAAAGAAAATATTATGGAATTACCAAAAGAATACCAACTACTGAAGTTAAATGGTAAGGAAATGACAAATGAAACCTTACGAAGTTTTGATTATCTCTACCGAGATATAGTAAAACAAGCTACACAACTAAGAGAACAATACCAAGCAGACAACGAGCCTATTATGAATCAGACAACAACAACAGATTTATACAAGGTAATGAACAACACAACTAAATTTAATAACGAAGTTATGATAGTGTTAAATCTTATTGATGATTTAACAGAGAAACTCAAGAACTTAAAAATAAAAAACTAATGCAATATATTAAAATAAACAAAGTAGAACTAGCAAGTAAATTAGCAAGACTAGAAACAGAAGCAATTTTAGATGGTACTGATTTTATCGTTGATGTCGTAAACGATAAAGGACAAGTATATGAAACCAAATATTCAGAGGAAGGTCAAAAAGTATTTGACCAAGCATATGATATGTATTGCGATATTATAGAATCAACTAAACAAAAACCTGCTTTTACCATACCTTTTGGGTAAAATGGTCGTACACGACCAATCAATTTAATACAATATTATTTGGCTATGTCTAAATAATGTTGTATTTTTGTTTAATACTAAAATTTAAAAATATGAACTTAAAAGAATTTATTAAAGAACTAAGAGCGAAGCCTATCGAGCATCTGCTAGACTTGTTAACCCTATGTCTAGTATTTTTATTTGGCTACGTTGCTATATGGATATTCTATTAACTATGGATATATATGATAAACCAGAAAATGAATTTCTGGATTGGTTACAAGACCAAATAAAAGATGAAGAGGAGGGCGGAGATGACTCTGAGCAACTCGATAATGTTTATACTTATATATCTAATAGGATAATCAGAATGAAAAAAAAACACGATGAAAAAATGCGATGGGCATTTTGGGATGAGAACTTATTTGAAAACAATGACTAGCCTAGGGAGAAACGTAATTGCTGAATTCTATAAAAAGCAATTAGAGAAAGAAAGATACAAGCTATCTGTTATTGAACTAGATAATTATTTTACCCACTCTGGAAAGGAGGAGATAAATAATAAGATTATATCAATGACTCCTTCATATAGACGAAAGAAAAAAATCATACGTTACGACAATGATATGAGCAAATACAAACTTAAAAAATATTACAATGTCCAATAATCAAAAATATTATGCGAACCTTATAGCTAATTCTCTTCAATTAAAAGTAAGGGTAAAACAATTAGAGAAACAACTTAAAAAAGAAAAAGAAAAAAGAATTAGCTGGAACGATGGAAACCAAAAATTAATAGAAGGACAATGGTATGTTAAGGGTACTGACTTTTGGAAAAACGATTAATTTATACTAACTTTACACAAATGATAAACTAAAAATTATATTATGAAACTTATATTAGAAGAAATATTATGGAGAAAACAAGAGAAAACTCCTAACAAAAAACGAATACAAAAGCTACAACAATTTTGCGACAAAAAAAAGATGACTTTTTTTCAGTTTAGAAAGACTGGAGAAGTTATGAAGCGAGATACTTTTATGGACTATTACTACGATAGAGATATAAAAGTTTTAGTTAATGGATTAAGAATGTTACCAAACGCAACAGATGTAATAAGATATGTAGGAGGATATTCTATTCAAGTATTACCAGACAAAAACTATTGTTATTACTACCACCGAACAATGGAGGTAAGTAAAAATTTAAAAGAACTAGAGGAGAAATTATATAACCACGCTAAAACTTTTATATTCGCTTATGGAAGAGGACAATAAATCTAAATTCTATTGGGATAAATCTAGGAACTTATCTACAACCCAAGATTCAAAAGACAAAAGAGTACCATCATATTATGTTGGAGACACTTATAGAGAAGGTTATTATCAAGCTAGATATGTGGTAGAGGACTTTGACTGCACTTACAATGTTTCAACCGCCATAACCTATTGCTTACGTAGTAAAAAAAAGCACGATGATGGAGGGATTGAATGCTTAATTAAAGCAAGAAATCATTTAGAATTTGAAATTGAACGTCTAAATAAATTGCACAATAAATAAACATTACTTATATTAGCTGAAGTTTTCATAATAACAAAAAGAGGAGGTAGCCAATAACGGCAAATTAATATTAATATTATTAAATGTTTAAAGCCTCCTCTTTTTAAAACCAACAAACAATGCCAGACTCATTAATAAAATCAGAAGAAGAAAAAGAAATTCGTATTAAACACGATAAGATAAATAATTATCTTAACGAAGTGTTTCATACTTTTGGAAAAGACAATAAATCATTAGTACAAGAACTATTAAATTTAAAAGAAAAATCAAATGAAAAGAGAAGTATTTAAAAAGTTAGTAGATAACGTTTGCAGGGTATGTGAAATAAATCAAACGGACTTATTCGCCAAACTAAAGATTAGAAAAAATGTAGATGCTAGGCACTTATTATACTACACTTGCAAACAAAGGAATATGGCTTTAGTAACAATACAAGGTTATATGGAGGACAATGGATATAACATTAATCACTCTTCTATTATACACGGAATAAATGTAGTAAAAGAAAATATAGAAAACGACTCTGACTACCGAACAATTACTAATCAGATTCAAGAATGTTCTATACTTTAAATGATATATTTAATCAATCTAAGGCAGATGAATTTTCAGCCACATTAGATGCTGAAGATTATGAAGCACGAATATTATACGGAATAAGAATAGAAAAAAACCACAAGACTCAAGCGATAATCATTCACAACACTACAATGGGAGGAGACTTTTATAAAGAGATAACTCCAGAAGAATATAAAACTTTTTATCAAAAAGGATGGAGATTAGCAGTTTTTGTCTTATGTTTGTCTAACTATCGTAGAAAATTAGATATGGTAGAAGCAAACATTAAAAGAGAAGTTAATAGTAGAAAGAATGCAAAACATATTCAGAATCTTAAAAGTGCAAGAGAAAGAATTATGTTTTCTTTCACTAAGATAACAAAGAAAATAAATTTAATAATCAAACAAACAAACAATGACTAAATTAAAAACAATCAACATCAAAGGAAAGGCTTACGTTGAAGTTAAAGAAAGAATTAAACATTTCAGAGAAACCTACCAACACGAATTCGGATTAGTAACAAATGTATTGTCTCATACCGCAGATAGTATATTATTAAAATCAGAAATCATAGAAAAAAAGACTGGCTTTGTTGTGGCTGATGGAATAGCTTTTGAAGAATCTGCATCTTCATTTATAAACAAAGGTAACTATGTAGAAAATTGTCAAACATCTGCTTGGGGTAGAGCCTTAGGTAATTTTGGAATAGGTATTGACAATGCGGTAGCCAGTTATGAAGAATCGGCAAACTGGAAGTTAAATGATAAACCAGTTGCAGTGACTCCACCAGTTACAAATAAAAAACCTACAAAAGTAAAGGTAGATTTAAATCAAAAGGGGACTAAAGAAGTTACGGACATAACTCAAATGCTAAAATACATTGCTAAACAAAAGATTAAAAGTTTACCAGAGGCACTTACAATGTTAGCAGATAATGACTACATTATAACTAATGAGGTTAATGAGAATGTATCTAACCTTTTTAAATCTAAAAAATAATGGATGCACTACAACAAGCAGTTATAAGTAAATTAAAAGATGATGCAGAATACTACAATGGAATAGGTAAGAATTATTTATCCAATTCAGACATCAGCACATTGCTTACTAACCCTAAAGATTTTAGGACTCCACGAGAAGATAATAAAAATTTCGTCTACGGCAGATATTTTCATCAATTAATTCTTGAGCCAAAAAAAGCAAAAGACTTTTTAATTTGTGAAGCATCTTCTCGTAATACTAAACTCTACAAAGAATTTGTAGTAGAGAATAATATAGAGGTAGCTTTATTAGAAAAAGAGGCTAGAGAAACGGAGGAATTAGTTGATACTTTATTATCTAGTATGGACTTTGCTATGGAAATAGAACAAGATACTAATAAGTATGAGGTGCCTATGATTACTGAAATAGGAGGTGTATTATGGAAAGGAAAGGCTGACATCATAACTCATAATAAAATTATAGACATAAAAACTACAAGTAATTTAGATGCTTTTGAATACAATGCTAAATGGAAATACTTTTATTGTTCCCAAGCATATATATATGAAAAGCTATTTAATAAACCTATGGTATTTATGGTAATAGAAAAAGGCAGTGGTCAGTTAGGATGGTTTGAGTGTGGTGCTGATTTTTTAGCCTTAGGAGAGCAAAAAGTAAATGAAGCCATTGAAGTATATCAGAATTATTATGGAGACCAAGCATCAAAAAATATTAAGAATCATTACATTAAAAAAACTTTATAAATGAAACAAACAATTTTAAATCTTATGCAGTATATAAAAAATATACTACCTAAACTAACACCCAAAAATACTATTATGTGGATTGAAGTTCCAATGTCCGCAAATAGTAGGGATGAGAAACGTAACATTATTCTCGCAACAATAAGCCAATTGGAACAAACAATAAAAATAAATTAACTATGTCAGATTACGAACACAAAGCAGGAAACGGAACATTATTTAAAAACCCAAACAAAACTCCAGATAATAACCAACCAGAATATTCTGGGCAGATTATGACGCAAGATGGAAAACTACAACAAATTGCAGCTTGGCTGAAAGATGGTACTAAAGGAAAGTATATGTCTTTGAAGTTAAGCGAACCCTATGTTAAGGATAAAGCAAGTGCAGTAGAGTCTCAACCAAAGGATGAAGATTTACCATTTTAAATAAAATAAAGAGAGGGAGCGGACACTACGTCCAAAAAATAACTCAATTAGATTTGAAGTTAATTTTCTTTCTAACTCTCTCTCTTTTTTAAATTATAGAATTAGAGTCGTATACGACTCTTTTTTTATGTCGATATGACAAATAAACATTTTTTGTACTTATAATAGAAAATAATAATTATATTTATGTTTTTATTTTACACTAACAAGAGTAATTATATGACATAAACGACATAACCCTTGACAATCAAACAATTATCTAAATTAAATCGACATAAATACGACATACAAACGACATACAATGACATACACAATCACAATATTCCAAAACATAAAAGAGACAACAACTCCTTACCACGTTGATGTATCAGTTAGTCTAGACAGAATCAAAACAACTGGAGCATCTAAAGAACTGGTACAAAGGATTAGAAAAGAGAAGGACAAGACAAAAAGAAACGAACTAAAGAAGATGTTACCAGCTATTTGTTTTTCTGGAACGTTTAATAAAAGGCTTGATACGAGCCTTACAGACCACTCTGGGCTAATATGTCTAGATTTCGATGGTTACCCAAAGGTGAAGACAATGTTGGAGGATAAGGCTAATATTTCTAACAACCCTTTTGTGTTTGCAGTTTTTATATCACCCTCTGGTAATGGACTTAAAGTTTTAGTTAAGATTCCTAAAGACAAAGACAACCACATAAATTATTTTCAATCTTTACAACAACATTTTAATTCAGAATATTTTGATGCTACGTCAAAAAATATATCAAGAGTATGTTATGAGAGCTACGACCCATTGTTATATGCAAACCCAGAAAGTAAAGTTTGGGATGAGATACTTGAAGTAGAATACAAAGAAGTAAAAAAACATATAGACCCTTTAACAATACCTATTACAGATGAAAATAAGATAGTAGAAATTTTAGTTAGATGGTGGGAGAAAAAATTCCCAATGAGCGAAGGACAAAGAAACCAACACACATATGTATTAGCCTCTGCATTCAACGACTATGGTGTACACGAAAGTTTAGCATCACATATCTTGACTCAATATGCTACAAAGGATTTTAATAATAACGAAATAGCAAGAACGATTAGGTCTGCCTATTCTCACTCTCACAACCACGGAACAAAGTATTACGAAGACAATGATAGAATTACCGAAGTTAAAAACAAACTAAGGCAGGGAGTACCAAAAAATGAAATTCGGTGTCAATTAGAAGATGACAATATTGATACCGAAGTAATTAACTCCGTCTTAGAAAGAGCCGATGAGGATAACAAGCATCAAGTATTTTGGACTAAGTCAAATAAAGGTGTTATTAAAATTGTACACATATTATTCAAACAATTTTTAGAAGACAATGGATTTTATAAGTATTGTCCAGAAGGAGGAAGGAACTATGTTTTTGTAAAAGTATCTAACAACCTTATAGACCACACATCAGAAAAAGAAATAAAAGATTTTATACTAAACTCTTTGTTGAAGTTAGAAGACTTAACTATTTATAATTACTTTGCTGACCATACAAGATTTTTCAAAGATGAATTCTTAACTCTTTTATCTACCATTGATATTTATTTTATAGGAGATACTAAAAAAGAGGCATATTTATATTATAGAAATTGTGCTGTAAAAATTACTGAAAATGAAATAATACCAATAGACTATATAGATTTAGGAGGTTACGTTTGGAGAGAGCAAGTTATAGATAGAATATTTACTATATGTAAAGTACACGATTGCGACTACAAACAATTTGTTTTTAATATTTGTGGTCAAGACTTAGGAAGAGTAGCTACAATGGAAAGCACGATTGGTTATCTTATGCACGGATATAAAAACTTATCTTTCTCTCCAGCAGTAATTCTTAATGATGAGATAATATCTGACAACCCAGAAGGAGGAACTGGAAAAGGACTGTTTATGAATGCTTTAAAACAAATGAAAAAATTAGTATTTATAGATGGTAAATCATTTAATTTTGAAAGGTCATTTGCATATCAAACAGTATCTGCAGATACCCAAATACTTTGTTTTGATGATGTAAAAAAACATTTTGAATTTGAAAGATTGTTTAGTGTAATTACAGAATCTTTAACCTTGGAAAAGAAAAATAAAGATGCTATTATAATTCCTTTTTCTAAATCACCTAAAGTAGCTATCACCACTAATTATGCTTTGAAGGGTAGTGGTAACTCACACTCCAGAAGAAAATGGGAGATAGAACTACATCAGCACTACAATAAAAACTATTCTCCTTTAGATGAATTTGGTAAACTAATGTTTGGAGATTGGGATGAGTCTGAATGGTGTATATTTGATAACTATATGGTTTATTGTTTACAATTACATTTAAACGAAGGACTTATAAAATCTGTATTTGTAAACCTAGCAGTAAGACATCTGTCTGCTGAAACAAGCCACGAATTTATAGAATGGTGTGGTTTACTTAAAGGACAAGAGACTAATAGAAAACTAATTACAGAACAGAGGATATATAAAAATTACCTTTATCAAGAATTTATTGAAGACAACCCAGACTATGCTCCTAAATCTAAACTTACTATTTCTAGAACGAAGTTTAACAAATGGCTTTCAGCTTATGCTTTGTTTTATAGCGGTCAAATAGCAGTAGAAGGTAGAGATATGAATGGAAGGTGGATAATAATTAAAGAAAATGAAAGTGAACAAAACGAATTAGATTTTTAAATGGATGATACAGAGGTGTTTGATATTGCTATTAGAAACTCTTATAAAGTTTTGTTTGAAAACAAAGATGAAGAAACAATAATTAACTCCCCTAGTTATTATTTTGCTCACGACCCCTTTCATCCTTATTCTAGAGAATTGTTAATTACAATGTTAGATTATTTTATATCAAAAGAAGAATATGAGAAATGCGAAAAAATAAATAAAGAACTACCTAAATGGAATTCAGAGAATATCAGACGGAAATTATAAAAACAGGAACAGAAATAGTTAAAAACAAAGGATTTGTTTACCTGACTATGGAAGTAAGAACTGGTAAAACTCTTACAAGTTTAGGTATAGCGGATAAACTTAAATGTAAAAACGTTTTATTTATAACTAAAAAAAAAGCTATATCTTCTATTGAAAGTGATTATAGTCTGTTAAGCCCAGGCTTTACCTTCCAGGCAATAAACTATGAAAGCATTCACAAGTTACCTAAAATTAAATGGGATATGATAATTTGTGATGAAGCTCACTCTATGGGAGCTTATCCTAAACCAAGTAAGAGAGCTAAACAAGTAAAAGAACTTTTAAAATATTCTAATCCAAAAGTAATTTTACTATCTGGAACCCCAACCCCAGAATCTTATAGTCAAATGTACCATCAAGTTTATGGAATTCAATACAATCCTTTTTCTAGATACAAAAACTTTTATAGATTTTGTGATGACTATGTTAACGTAACCATAAGACCCATAGGAGGAATGTCTATTAGGCAATATGGAGGAGGAAAACCTAGTATTTTAGAAAAGATGCAACCCTACACGATTAGCTACACCCAAGCTGAAGCAGGATTTAAAGTTGTTACAACAGAAAAATTTTTAACAGTTAAATTAGAAGACACTACTTATTCTATTATAAACACATTGAAGAAAAATTTAGTTGTGCAGGGGAAAGAAGAGGTGATATTAGGTGATACCGCAGTAAAATTAATGAGTAAAATTCATCAATTATATTCTGGAACAGTTAAGTTTGAGTCAGGGAACTCTAAAGTTTTAGATTTAANCAAAGCAAGATATATAAAAGAAAAATTTAATAATAAAAAAATAGGAATATTTTATAAATTTAAAGCAGAGCTGGACGCAATAAAAGAAGTTTATAAAGAAAACGTAACCACAGACTTAGATGAATTTAATTCTACAAATAAATCAATTGCTTTACAAATTGTAAGTGGAAGAGAAGGAATATCATTACGCAAAGCTGAATGTTTAGTTTATTATAATATAGATTTTTCTGCCACATCTTACTGGCAGTCAAGAGATAGGATGACAACTAAAGATAGATTAAAAAATAATGTATACTGGATATTTGCTGAAAAAGGTATTGAACAAAAAATTTACAAAGCAGTTTCAAAAAAGAAAGACTATACTTTAAATCACTTTAAAAGAGATTTTTTATCATTATGAATTTTAACAAAGAAATTTGTAACTTTGTTATAGATGACTGAACAACAGATACAAAGTAAAAGAATAAAAGAATTAGAAGCAGAAGGGTACTATGTTTTAAAATTAATTAAAACTAATAAGAATGGAATTCCAGATGTTATAGCAATACCTCGTGGAAGTGATGTTTTGTTTAGTGAAATTAAAAAACCAAATGGCAGATTATCTATTTTACAAGAGTACAGATTAAAAGAACTAAATGAATATGGGTTTAAAACAGAAGTTTATAGAGGAGGAGAAGATTAAGCCTTACGATGTAGACGATAAATTTCTTCAGCAGTTAAGAGAACTTCCTATTAAAAAAAGTGTCCCCATTGCTATTCTAATGGATTTCAATGCAGACTCTCTTCCAGAACTAGACGGATGGACTCAAGCAGTAGGAGGAGTAATTAAAACTCAACCAGCTATATTTTTTGAAATTGAATATTTAAAACAAGAAGATGAAACTCCTTTGTTTATGTCTATTCACGAAACTGATGCTGACGATTATTTAGACCATATGTTAAACAAAACTATTTTAATTGAAGATGAAACAATCCGAACCGACTATAAATTTTAATTCACCATACCTTTTAAGAAGTATTGTAAATAAAGTGTGCAGGGTAAATGTTCTTTCAAAAAAAAGAAATAGAGAAATAGTAAATGCCAGAATGATTTATTCTAAAATTTTAAGAGATAGAAAATATTCTTATGTAGATATAGGAATGTCTCTTTTAAAAAATCACGCTAGTGTAATTCATTATTGCAAATCAGTAAACTGGCTTTTAAAATATGATAACAATTTGCAAATAAAATATGAAAAATGTTTAGAGCTCTTCAGTTGTAAAGACGAGGAGATTCAAAACTTAAGCAAACCAGAATTAATAATTATGGTAAAAAAATTGGAAAATACAAATAAATTATTATCTTTGGAAGTAAGCCGTCTATCAATAGACTAAACCACGTCAATAAAGAATATGTTACTAACATAAATGGGAAGTAAAGGAGTCGAAAAGGATAAACTGAAATTCATCAATTACACGATGAACGAAATCCACGACTCTTTGAAGGTCATCTACGAAAGTTTTGTTGACGGAGAATACGCAGAAGTAAAAAGTGAATCTTCACGCATAATTAAAACTTTAAATTCTTTAAAAGAATCGGTGGAAGACGAAATTTAAAATGACTGACTCAACCAAATACGGAGGGAAACGATTAAGGTTAAGTGCCGATGAGGTAGATATTATTAATGAGCACAGAGGAGATTCGGTAGATAACATAAATGGAAACACAGCTTTAGATATTCATCTAAAGGACAGAGGAATAAACAAGGATGATGTAGTAAGTGTAAAACATTGGCAAAGTATGTCTGGTGAATTACGTTTTTCTATTGTAACCAAAGAGAATCTTGGTTATGATGAAAATCA